TCACGATACCGTCGCAGCGGTACCTGGATTGGAAGATCCCGCTACCCAGATCCAACCATTCATCGCTGATGTTCGCCGCCGTGATCACCGACTGCTGGTCAATGTCCGCATCGACACACCCGAAGCCGCGTTCGTCGCGCAAGTAGTCGTACACGCACAGCGCCCAGTTGTTCGTCCACGCAGTGACACCGGTTCGGGGATCCCAGAGCCGCTTCCCCCGCACCAATGCCTTGACGTTCGGCAGGCCGTTGGGAAATAGGTCGGCGTTGTACTCAAGCCGCAAGTACAGATAGCAGACGCCGCGCAAGCGGTGATCCCACGTCCAACCTGGCACCTCCGCCACCAAATCCCCATCCGCCTGCTGATCGACATGTCCCAAGTGCTTTTTAACGCGGACGTACCGATGCCAAGCGCGCCCCTCAAACGTGATGTCGATCGCCGTGGCATTTGGATCAATGCCGTAGACGTTGACGGTCGTGCCACCTTCGAGGTAGTCGAATCGCAACGTCTGGTTGTTATACGCGTTCTCCTGCACATTTAAGGGCCATGACGCAACCGCGGAATTGACCCTCCAAATCACGTTGCCGACATCAAAGGTAATGCTCGCGTGCGCGCCTGGCGTTATGGGGAAGCTCTTTGTCTGGCTCTCTCCCCAAGTCTTCAGAAACTTGCCATTTGTCGGCTGCCCAAACTCGTCGAGCGTGCCGACGGGATCCTCACCCAGATAAACCTCTTCGATGGCGTCGCATTCGTGATCAGCCAATGCGATAACCAGGTGCATGAACTGGTTCTTCTTGCTGGGACCATCTGTGCTGGCCGCAAAGATCAGCGGGCCAGACGTCATTGCGCGCCCGTAGATGATGTTCCGTGGCTGGACGTTGGAGCGAACGACCTGAGTGCGACCTTGCGCTTCCGCTGCGAACCCATTGTTGGACTTGGGTTTAAAGATTGCCCCCATGATGGAGCCGATCGCGAACGAGATCGCAAAGGCCGTGACGGCATACACGAGCATCCCGACCGCCGTCGCGACAGCCACCGTTGAACCGGCTGCGAGGATGGCAGTTGCGACGGCGGCGGCAGCTGCTGCTGGCATAACGGGGTCTCCTAAACTTTCCAGGCCGCCTTTGCGACGCCAACAGGATGAAATTCAATGCCGAGCTCGCCTTGGGCCGCAATGGCAGCACCGATGTTCAGTGCCAGCGCTTCGCCGGTCGGCGTGTCAATTAGCATCACATCGCCGCGCCCTGCGAGTGCCGCGGGAATCGGGGGACCGAGGATCAGCGTGGCCAGCCCGGAGACGCCGCCGTTGTCGCGTAGCACCCGACGCGCGCCCTTTTCGGTCTGGTACAGCCCGCGCCAGCGCCCGCCCGGGTCGGTGCTCGTCATTGCCTCGATTCCGTCACAGACGAAGAGGCAACAGTCAGACTCACCCCATGAAAAAGCCCGCTCACGGCGGGCTTCGACAAACGCGGCCAGGCGCTCTGGCCAGTCACTCATACGTTGCATCAACGCCCCCAAAGAAGGTTTTTCTCTACCATCTGGGCCACGTATTCGAAGCCTCGATCGCCGGGATAGCGGCTCTGCTGGTCCTCGTTGTTGTAGCGGCGCACGCGCGCCTTGTCCCACGAGACCATTCGCGACTCAGCCGTGAGCGTGATAGTGGCCGTGTCGCCGACTTCCGTATCCATAGTGTCCATCCGACCCGAGAACAGGCGGATCGGCTGCACCACGAGTTGCAGGTCCTCGCGCAGCGGCGCAAACCATATCTGGCACGCCCGGCCCTGGTACTGCTCTGTCAGAGAGATAGCGACCATGTCGACGGGAACACCAGTAAGGGTCAGCCTTACCCCTGTCGCTTCCAGACTGGCCTGTTCCTCAATCGGCTCAAGGCCCCCGAGCGCTCCGAGGCCCATCCACGTCTGTCCGTTCCACGCAATGTCATACCCCGAACTGCAGACGCGTAAGGGCGCCGAGAAGTCCAGCTGCACGAAGAACAGATAAGGAACATGGCCGGCCTGCACTGCCGCTGCCGTTGCGCTGTCGATGACGCGGTTCATCCGAAAGCCTCCGCGCAGGAAATCACCACGCTATCGGAGATTCGACCTGGAAGCACGGACACCGCGTATTCGTCGGTCGTCAACATCATCGTTGCACGCGGCCTGTTTAACGTAATGGCAGCATTGTTGGCCGGCGCGCTACGGAAGGCAGGTGCCACGGAAACAGTGGCCAGCCCAGCCGAATCACTGGTGACGTCGGAGATCACCATCTTCAGTTCGCCGCCCACCGCAAGGTAATCGCCAGCACGCAAAACGAGCGTGCTGGCCGGCCACGCTTTCGTGGGCAGCGCCTTAAAGTTGGACATGGTGCCGTTGACGAGCGGCGCATAGGCGGACGCCCCCGGCCGGCCATGTGGCCACAGCGTGAAGCGGCCAGCCATCCCGCCGAGCGAAGCAAGGAACGCCTGAAGCCGACCGGATTGAATAGCATCCATTGGTGGGAACTCCAGCGTCACCTTCCATCGGGTACCGGGCCGCTCAACGGTTTGTACGGACCGATTCAATGGCGACGAGAAGCTTTCCGTGTTGGATTGCAGGCCCCACGTCGCCTTCGACGGCACGAGATCCACCGGCCAGTCGAGTGTCGCCATCAGTTACCTCCGGACCAGTTGCTGGATGTCCCCGCCTCGCGACAGGTTCTGTTTGATCTCCGCCACGGCGGCATCTTTTGCTACCTTCATCGCCTGAAGAATGGATGCCTGGTCGGCGCGGCTGTCGACACTGATGTGCTGCACAACAGTTACATCACCGCCGCCGGCAGCCCCCAATCCGCTCAGCGCGCTGTTGGGCGCGATACTTCCAGACGCCGGCGGGACGAACAGTTCCGGGCCAACCTCGCCCACGATATACGGCTGCCCGGCATTCACCGGGCCGCCTGCCGCGCGCAGCTCAATGCCCTGCACTGACGACATGTCGACAGGCGACGTGCTTGAAATTCCCGCCGTTCCGGTGTCCACACCTCCCGCGCCGCCCAGCGCGCCAGTGGCCATCCCAACCAACTGCCCGAACAGGCCCGAGAGCGCCGCGCGCGCCTGGATGCGGATCAGGTCAGCAATGACAGCCTGCGCGAAGTCGCCGAAGTTGAACTTGCCCGTCGTGGCGAACGACACGATGCCGTCTTCCATGCGCCTGAAGGCGTTCGTGGCCGCCCCGCTGGCTTGCGCCATGGCGTTACGCGAGGAATCCGCGTAGTTGGCCATGGCCTCGGTGGCCCCGTTCACCCAGTCGGACTGCTTCTCCCGCAGCGCCGCATAGTAGGCGTCGTAGTCCTGCAACGACCGCTCCAGCCCTGCGCTGATGTCCTGCTGGGCCTTCAGATACGCCTCGGAGCCCCGCGCCGCTTCCGGCGTGGCCTTCTCGAGCTGGAGCTGCAGGTTCTCGTACTGCGCATAGATCGACTTGACCTGCTCGGCCTGCCGCTGCGCATCGCTGCCGCGCCCGATGGCATCGAGTTGCCGCTGGTACTGCTCGGCCTGCGACTTCTGGTAGTTGCCGATCTGCGCGTTGACCGCGGCGGACCGCTCTTCCAGCTTGACGATGTCTTCCTTGTACTTGAGCGCGCGCTCGTGCTCGACGTTCTGCGCGAACTGCGCCTTGATCGCGTCCTGATTGGCCAGCAGGCTCTTCTGGTCGGCCGTCAGGATGTCCTTGCCCTTCAGGTCCGCAAGCTTCTGCAGGAACTCGGCCTGTTGCTTCTCGGCGCCCGTCAGCTTCTCGGATGAATCCAGTGCTGCGCGCGTGGCGGCGTCCTGGTCGCGCAGCTGCTGCAGGAACCGCGTCGCAGCGTCGTCCTGATACGCCTTTTCCTTCTTCGGCTTCGGGGTCTTCGGATCCTTGTACTTGGAGTTGATGCCCGCGACCAGGTTGGCATAGTCCTCGTCCGAGAACTTGCCGCCCGCAGCAAGGATGTCCTCGCGGTCCTTCTGCAGCTTCTCCAGCTCCTTCTGACGTCGCTGGGCGTTCGACATGACCGTGTCGGCCATTTTGTCGATGCGCTGCTGCGCGGAGATCGCTGCTTCCTGCCGACGTGCGTTGGCTGCCGAGGTTTCCGCCGCGCGCTGCTCCATGCGCTGCTGTTCCTGCAACATGGCCACCTGCTGATCGATCTGCGCAACACGCCCGGCCGCCAGCCGATTACCCTGGATGTCGCTGCGCTCGCCCATCAGGGTATCGATGCGATCCTGCAGCGTCGGGCCGGTCGACAGGCCCTTCTTCGTCTCTTCCCAGAACCGGGAGACCGTCTGCGTCAGGTCACGCCACGCCTGCCCCGCCGCGGAGAGGTTCTTTACCGTCGAGTTCGCGACCTGCGCCGTCGCGGCGTCGATGACCGCCTGAATGGCCGCATGCTTGTCGCCAGCCTCCTGCAACGCCGCGATGTGCTGATACGTGGCCACATCCATGAAGTGCATGGATTGGTTATGCTCTGCCGCCCACTTCGCGGGGTCCTCGGCCAGCTTCGCATAGTCCTTGCTGACATTTTCCAGCGACTCGCCAGACAGCCGCGACGTGCGGATGATCACATTGGCGAGGCCTTCCATCTCGCCAGAGGTGTAGCGCCCCGTCTTCGTCAGGTCGAGCAGCACGTCGCGCGCGTCGCCGAACGACGATGTCGCGTCCACGGCGACCTGGCTGGCCAGCGCCTGGAACGAAGTGGCAGTCTGGCCAGCGTAGTTGCTGGTCAGCACCAGGGTATTGTTGAATTCCTTGGCTTCCTTGGTGCCCGCGTAGAACGCATAGCCCAGCGCGGCAGCCGCGGCGGCCGTCAGCGTGAACGGATTGATCAGGGCGGCCACATACGTGCCGACGGCGCGCACGGCCGGCACGACGCCGCCGAACATATCCTTCAACTGGCCGCCCTGCTGCGTCAGAATCAGCAGCGGGCTCTGGCCCCCGGCGAGCTGCGTGACGATGTCGGTCATCTGGGCCGGCACCATCCGCATGGCGGCCGCCGTCTGGCGCGCGGACGCACCGACGTTGTCCAAGGCCTCCTGCACCTTCTTGCCGCCACTGGCAGTGCGGTCGACTTCCTTCAGCTTGTTCAGGTAATCCGCCACCGCCTCGGTCACGCCGAGTTGCGCGGCCTTCTGCTCGAGCAGCTGCGTGCGCGTCTTGCCCGCCGAGTCGGAGATCCGCGCCACTTGTTGCACGAACGCATTGATCGCCCGCGCGCTGGCGTCGGAGCCATTGCGTGCGGCTTCGGCAACGGCCTCCTGCGCGGCCTTCGTGCGCCGCGCTGCCTCTTCCTGCTTCGCAATGAAGGCGTCGGCGCTGCTGCGCGCCTTGTCGAGTTCGGCCTTGTAGCCACTGGCGTCGGCAGTGACGCGGACAACGGTTTCATCAGCCACCGGTAAGCTCCTTCGCCTTCTTCTGAATCACTTCACCGACCGCTGCGGCCGCGGCCTTGCGCTTTGCCTCGAAGCCCGGCCGCAGGAAAGGCTGCGCGGCCATTTTCGACGTGCCGTACTCGAGGAAGCGCCCGTAGAACGCTTCCTTCGACCAGGTCACGAGATACGAAGCCAGCCGCCCGGGTACCGACTGCTCGTCGTCGTAGGCGATGATGATGTGCTCGCGCAAGAATCCGAACGGCCGCTTGCTCGACTTGCCCTCGTAGATGCCCTTGTCCACTGGCGCGCGCAGCTTCACCTCCGTGTGGATCACGCGCGCGCCGGCGACGGCCGCCTGACGAAGCACCGATTCGCTGGCGACTTCGTCGAGCGCGTTCAGGGCTGCCTTCAGGCCGCCCGGGTTCTCGACCGTTACTGATCTGGGCTTCGCCATCACGTCCTCGGGGGAAACATCGTTCGCGCGATCAGGTCAGACTGCGCGTCGGCGTCATCGAGCAAGATCGGCTCTGCGGAGCGCGCCGCGCGCCCGTGCTCATTCCACGGAATGAAGTCAAGGTCGCCGAACGGTGTGGCCTGCTTCTGCCGGTCGCGGTGGACGTTGCCTATCATCGACGCCACCACACCGGCCCGGAGGTCGTCGTAGTGGCTGCCCCACGGCTCCAGCCGATAGAACGCCATCCATTCGTTGAACTCGGCCGCGTCGATGGTCGCCTGAGCCTCTGCTACTGACTTTCCGAGGGCGAGGGCGAGGCGGAACCAGAATCGCCGCTCGGGGCGGCGGCGGAGTTTTTTTCCGCAGCCTCCGCGGCGCTCGGGCCGATACCGTTGAGCCGCAGCGACACTGCCAGTACGCGGTCCATTGCGGCCTGGCTCTTTGCGCGCAGCGCCGCGACATCGGTCTCGTCGAAGACCGGATTGCCGTCCTCGTCGATCACGGTGGACACCAGCACGCTCGCCGCGAACTGGCTATACGGCACCTTGTCCTCGCCCTGGCGGCCGAAGAACTCGTCGCGCGCCTTGCCGGACATCATGGCGACACGCACCGTGCCACCCCACTCCGGGACCTCCACATCTTCCGACTGGAGGTCCACGGCGGCCAGAATTGCTGCTTTCGACAAGAGGGCCATGTTATGCGTCCACCACGTCGCCAGTGATGCGCAGCGTCACGCCCGAGGTCTTCAGCACCTGATCGACGCCGCCTTCCAAGGGGCTGTTCTTCACGTAGCCGTTGAAGGTCTTCGTCTTGCCGTTGGGCAGCGTGAGCTTGAACGACTTCTGCGAACCCGCGCGCTTGGCTGCATCGACCGCCTGCTGGCCAGCGTCGTTGAAGTCCCGGTTCACATCGAAGCTGAAGGTGCCCCAGTCCTGCAGGCCGAGCATGAATTCCTTGGCCGTCGAGTCAAGATCGGTCACATCCAGTTCGCTGGCCTGGCCGTCGAAGCCGTTGAACGAGACCAGGTTCTCGATCTTCGTCCAGTTCAGCGGCGTGGCATTGCCGGCAGCGGTGACGGTCTTGCCGGTCGTGTCGATGTCTACGGCGAACGTGTTGGGGGTCTTGTTCTTCACCACCACGGTCTGCCCATTGAGCAGCGCCGCGTCGGCGCCGGTAAGGCCGGCCAGCGTGACGACGTCACCGTTCGCCAAGCCGTGGGCAGCGGACGTCAGAATCGTCGGAAAGCCCAGCGCGATGGCGGTGAGGGTCTTGGCCGCGCCTGCGGTGCTGGAAATTTCCAGTTTCGAGCCCTGCGCGGAAATTGCGGTAGATGGCATGTTGACCTCTTCAGATGAAAATGCCCGCGCAGGGCGGGCGAGGGAAAATCAATCAATCAGGGCCGGAACCAAACCGAGAAATCCAGCCGGCTCCCGTACAGCTTGGTGTCCGATTCGTACTGGCTCACCGGCGCGCCAATGGGGATGCCGCCGGCCGCCGCGATCGCCGTACGCGCGGCACGCATGGTTTCCCCCGAGGCGTCGCGAGTCGGCGACCACGCTGTGATCTGCATACGCTGGTTCTCGAGGTCAGCGGGTCCGTCCAGCCCGTTGACGTCCTGACCGCCAACGGCCTGATACGTGACGTAAGGCCCGACCGTTCCGGTGGGCGCCACGTCGGGGAAAATCTTGAGCCCGGCGATCGTCTTCAGGGCTTCCGCAACCACCTTCTCAGCGGAGTTAGCCATCGGAGCCACCTGTTTCGCAGACCAGATCGACGAACTCGCGCTTCACGCGGTCCGGCAGGATCGCCTTGATCCCGTATGCAGTGCCATCGGCGCACAGAATGCGCATAGCGGTGGTCACGCCCTCGGCCGCTGGCCATGGAATGCGCGCGCTGGCCTGCACGATCGACGTCGGCGCGTCGGAACGGATCGCCTCGATGCCGCTCCGGTGCAGGATGTTGGCCCACACCGGCCGGACGGTCACCCAGCCGATGATCGGCTGTCCCAGATCGTCCTGGCCATCGGCAGGGCGCTGGATCTCTACGCGCTCGCTGCGCTGGCCGGCCCTCATACGCCCAGCCCCACGCGGTAGGGTTGGAGGAAGTCTCGCGCGCCCATCGGCAAGTTGACAGCCGTGACGCCAAGCACCACCTCCTCGCGGTTGACGTACAGATGGCCCGCCGTCAGCAGCACAGCGGCATGAAACTCGGCGTTCGCGACCATCGGGTCGTCACCAGCGGTCCCAGCTTCGACCGCTGCCGCCATCGCAGCCTCGTCGCTGTAGACCTTCCGGTTCAGGAATGACATCGCGGCGCCCTCAGCCGCCGCGTGGTAGATCCCGATCAACTGGTCCTCGTTCGTCCACGTGACCCGCAGGTGCGACTTCACCATGTCGATAGCGAGGATCGGCATGTCAGGCTCCCCTGGCCTTGGCTTTCGTCTTCGCCTCGGCGGCCGCCTTCTCCTTCTCGGCGGCAGCTGCGGCCTCGGCAGCGAGACGCGTTTCCTCTTCCTTCCGAGCTTGCTCTTCGGCAGCGGCCTTGTCGCGCGCAGCCTGTTCCTCGGCCTCTTGCCTTGCCTTCGACTCCGCGGCGGCAAGGTCTTCGGCCTCCCGCTTCGCCCTGGCTTCGGCCTGCGCAGCGGCATTGGCGTCCACCACTCCCCTCACCTTCGCCTCGTCGGCGTCGGTGAAGACGCCCTTGAAGTGCGCGCGCAACGCGCCCACAAGGTAGTCGGCATCCGTTTCGTCCTGCGGGATGCTGGCCAGCGCCCTGTCCAGCTCGGCACGGGCCACGGTCGAGCGGTGTTCGTCGTCCTTCACCAGCTCGGCGGCGCCCGTGTCGATGAAATGCTGTGCACGGCTGCTGTCCAGCTGGACGACCGTGCCGGCGCGCGGATCCGGCGCCTTGAACTTGATCTTCATGATGATCTCCACGGAAGTGACAAAAGCCCGCCGAAGCGGGCCCCTGCTGGTCGGCTGACGCCGATCAGGCCACGTTGCCGAAGTCGCCGTAGATGAACGCCTCCGGGCGGTACACCGCCAGAGCCAGGCGCTCTTCGGCCAGGATGGTGACCATGTTCTTCACGAAGTCGTCTTCGTTCTCGGTCGCCACTTCCACCCGGGCCAGCCAGCGGTCGAAGACCTGGGCACCGAGCTTGAACGCGCCGGTCAGAAACTTGTCCACGGGGATGGCCTGCGTCTCGACCACCGGCAGATTCCACAGCGTGGCGCCGATGCTGCCCTGCGGGTTGCCGATGATGTAGCGGCCCGTGGTGTCCTTCAGCAGCTCAATGCGCGCCCAGTCGATGGGGTTCATGACGTGGCCGGTGGCCGGGTATTCGGCCAGGAAAGCCTGCAGCATCGCCAGACGGATGTTGTCGATGTTCGTCTCGGTGCCGGCCGGGTCGAATGGCGCGGCGAAGGCAGATGCCTGCGGGATGATGCCCAGCAGGTTCTGGCCGGTGCCGTCACCGTTCAGCAGCTGCTGTTCTTCCTTGAACGCCAGACCGTAGCGCAGGCGGCCGTCGATGATGCTGGCCAGTTGCGACGCGTCGCTCAGAATCTGGCGGGACGCCTTCACGAAGTGCGCGATGACCTTCGCCGACGTGTTCACCAGGTCGAACTTGATCGACGATTCCGGCTTCTTCGCGCCTTCCGCCACCATGCCGGCGTTGTTTGTGAAGCCGGTTTCCTTCACATACTCCAGCGTGTTGCCGTCCATCGTGCCCGGGGTGATCAGATCGCGTACCGTCATGCGGCGCTGGGGCAGCGGCAGCACGCCAGGGAGGCGGGTCGTCTGCACCAGATCACCGGCCGAGCCGTCGGCGTCGGTCGTCAGACTCGTGATCGCGGCGTGGAACGTCATATCGGCGCGGCCGCGGGGCGTGGCTTGCTCGGCCAGCGCCTTGAACTTCTCGCCTTCGACAAACTGCGCACCGAACGACAGGTGTTGGACGTCGCCGCCTGCGCCGTTCGCTTCCAGCTTAGCCAGCGCCTGTTGGGTTGCCGTCAGGCTGCTCTGGAGTTCGCCGTGCTTGCTCAGCAGCTCGTCCACCTTTGCGACGGCTTCCTCGCTTTGCTTCGCGTTCTTTACGAACGCCTCGGCATGGGTCTTGATCTGATCGCTGACCTTCGACAGGCTGGCGTTGATCGACTCGATGTCCTTCTCGATTTGCGACATGGTGTGCCTTTCAAGCGTTGATTGAGATGAGGGATGCGGCCAATGCCGCGGCACTACTGAGGGAATCGGGCCGAGGCTCGACTCGTTCGGTGGGATCTCCCTCACCGCTGCCAGCCGGATCGCCCGAGCTGGACTTCAATTCACTGATGAGGCGCATGGCCTCGGATTTGGGCAAGCCGCTGGAGCGCAGCGCGGCCTCAATTCGACGGATCGCCGAGGCGCTGGCCTTGCCCTCGCCTTTCTTCACCTGGTCGGAAGGCAGGAAATCGTCGGCAAAGCCATCGTCGATCGCGGCCTGTCCGCCGATCCACGTCTCGGCGTCCATGAGCTTCGCCATTGCCTTGATGTCCTGCCCGGTGCGCGCGGCATAGATGCTGGCCATCGCATCATCGAACGGCTGCAGCGTCGCGGCGACCTCGATCAGATCGTTCCGGTTGCCGATGGCCATCACCCACGCGTTGTGGATCATCAGGAAGCCCGCGCGGGCGATCTGTACCGTGTCGCCGGCCATCGCGATGATCGAGGCGGCCGACGCAGCGAGGCCGAGCACCTTGACCGTGACCTCGCCATCGTGCTCGCGCAGCAGGTTGTAGATCGCCAGGCCCTCGAACATGTCGCCGCCCGGCGAGTTGACGTTCACCGTCACCGGCCCGGCGCCCATGCCGCGCAGCGCGCCGGCAATGCGCTTCGCAGTCACCCCGTCGCCTGACCAGTAGTCATAGCCAATCACGTCATAGACGCTGATCGTGCGCTCGGCGTTGTCGTCAGAGGCGGCGCGCACGTTGGCATGCCAGCGGTCGAGCGCGCGCGGTTGCAGCTGGCTCGAAATTCCGGCGCAGGGGCGCCCCTCCGGCGCACCCGGAAGCGTCTTCTTGCTCATGGGATCAATCCCTTTTCTGGTCGTCTTCGAAGCCGAGGAAGGCGCGAATGGCCGCCCTCGCGTTGTTGGCGTCGCTGGCGTCAGCCGTGCCGAGCCCGTCGAGCGTGGTCATAGCCGACTGGACGGTCAGCACCGCGGCGTTTCCACCCATCGGCTCGCGGTCTTCGAGCTCGCGCACCTCGTCGCGAGTGAGGATGCCGTTGTTCACCATCGCGGCGTAGAAAGCAGCGCGCGCGGCGCTGTCAGCACGCAGCAACCCCTCGACGGAGAACTTCGGGTAGTAGCGCGCACGCTCGCCGGGCCGGAGCAGATCCTTGCTGATCGCCTGCTCGATCCGCTTCAGCCAAGGTGCCAGCGTGAACGTCAGGAACCCGATCATCTGCTGCTCGATGCCGGTGCCCCAACTGGTGGATTTCTCCGTGTGCCCCACCATCCATGGCGGCACGCGAAACCAGCGGCAGATGGCCTCGACCGAGTAGCCGCGCGACTCTAGCAACTGCGCGTCGGATGGCTTGATACCGATCGATTCAACCGAGCTGCCCCCTTCGAGCAGTGGCGTTTCGCCTCTCTCTACAGAGCCTTGAAGGTTCGCCTTAAACTCCGCGCGCTGCTTGGGGCTGAGGAACGCCGCCATCTTGTAGTAGACGGTCTGCAGCAAGCCAGACTTGAACGTCTGCGCGGCGGCCTTATCCGCCGCCATCGCGTTGCCGAACACCTTGGCGCCATACGCGATCACCGACACGCCGTTGACGCCGTCAAGCGTGAAGCCCGGGATCGTCCAGACGCGGGCCTCCGGAATCTCGCGCAGCGTACCGTTCGGGCGCGGATACGTGTACTTCTTACGCCCGGTGTTGAAGTCGCGCGTGCACACCAGCTTGTCGGGGTCGAGGTAAGCCAGACCGACGAGTTGGTCGCCGACATACAGCTTCTCGGCTCTGCCGGCGCCGCGCAGCAGCATTGCCGCCACCATCGCTTCCCAGAACACCGAAGCCGTGGAGTCGGCGTTCGGCTGGTCGTGGATGACGAAATGCAGCGGATGCTGGGGCGACACGCGCTTTCCGGCCGACGTGCGCTCATACATGGCCAGCGGCAGCGTCGCGATCGTCTCCGAGATCAGGCGCACGCAGCTCCAGACCGCGTCCAACTGCATCACGGCCTTGGGCGTGACCTCGACGCCCGCCTCGATCGCCGCGGTGCGGTTGTACAGCTCAGGGTCGGTCAGGGAAAACGACCGAACGAAGCCGTCGATGGCCGCGCGGACGCCGTGAGCGACGCGTGTGAGGTTGAATTTCATTATGCGTGGCCCGCCATAATGGGATTGCTCAGCCAGTCGTCCATGGAGCCCATCCCTTCAGGATTTAGCGACAGCAGCGCGACGGCGTTGAACAGTGCCATCAGCGGGTCGATCTTGGCCGTGCCGCTGGCCTGTTTCGTGATCAGGATGGCGTT